ATTACCATATTAATGCTGTATTGTCAAACAAATATTGACAAAATGCACAAATTATTATATATTAAAAACAAAAAGGAGGCTACAAGCTATGAAAAAATTTATATTAGGTTTTATAACAGGCGGTATAATCTGTGCGACCGCGACAGGTTTCGCCGTAGAATATGCCGTAACGGCTAACCCGTTCCCTGTTGCCGTAAACGGTACAGAAACGGCGATAGAGGGTTACAACATCAACGATAATACATATTTCAAATTACGTGACGTTGCCGACGCTGTCGGCGGTTTTAATGTCGGTTTCAGTGATAACACTATTACGGTTAATACTATTTCTGTTTGCCCCGAACCGACAGACGTGCCGACAATTAGCGCGGCTGAACCATTGCCGGAATTAGCACCTCATGAGGTTGACGGAGTTAATTATATATTTATCTCAAGTATCGAAGAAATGCTTGATGATATTGGATTAGGTTCTTATACATTTGCCGGAACTGATTTTTACAATAGGAAAGATTATACAGATGTACTTACTGATGTACCTATCATAAACGGAACGTACATTCCTTATGATTACTATATAAAATCCGTCGTTCCAGCAATAAATAAATTAAGACAATAGGTGTCCAAAACGGCACCTATTATTTTTATGCTTTTTCCAACGCTGAAATTCTATCTGCTAAACCCTTGATGTCACTCTGCAACTTTTGAATATCATCTTTACTTGCCGCTTCGGTATTTCCAAGCAAAACCTTACCTGTCCCCAATATCGGAATAAAGCGCAAGCAACCGTCCTCTGTCACTGATATTTCAAATATAACCTCGCCGTCTTTATTTTTAAAACGTATTGCAGGCTGTTGTATATTTCCCACAAGCTCCGTTGTCTGTAAATACAGACAGCTTCCGATAGTTGCGTCCTTTTTAGTGTCAACGCTTCCGCTGAATACCGCCTCGCCGTTTTCATTGAGGTACACGGCTTGATTGTTCTTTTTGTCGTAAATAATAAAAACAAACTCACCTTTATAATTTCCGAGCCGTATACGGATATTAGCGCCGTCGCTTATCGTCAGCAAATCACCCACTATTTTAAGCAGGTTATTATCCGACTGCACTTCGTTTCGATCTGTGTTCACCGTTCCTTGCACTTTGCGAATGTTTACGCTGTTATTTGCGGTCTGCCACTTTGCAAATTTCTTTGTTTTTTCTGACGTTTGCCATAGTTCGATAAAAAAATCACGTCTGATATGCCCGATTGATATATTAGATTCTTTCGGCTCTAACGGATACGCTTGGTATTCTGTTACTCGTTGCACATACTCCGTCCCATCAAGGTCAAAGACGTGGACCGTGTCGCCTATCTCCAACTTTTCAGCGTCGCCGTATTCAGCTAATTTTGATAGGTCAATCAATTTACCGCTGATTGTCAACTGTGGTACGTCAATTCTATCCTCGTTATCCTCATCAAATTCCCACTTTGCATTACGGTACAGTTTGGCCGCTGATGTATAATCGCTATAGTCCTTGTACCCCTCTTGTACTCCGTATTTTTCAATGTTTGGACTGTCTATATATGCTTTGCCGCCGTTTACACTGCTGACTGTTAAATCATCACTTCCGAACGCCCATAAACGCGTTATCATATCGCTTACGTTGCGTTCTATTGATATGCTTTGCATATTCTTTTCTAAACGCAGTCTGACGCCGTTATCTGTGCCGATACGTTCAACAATGGCAATGTTACATACAATGTTGTTATTACTGTCGATAGTTGTTTCGTGGAATATCTCGCCACGTCCCAAATTTTCTATTATCGTTTTTATAACGTCCCACAAATTCGTTTTGTCGGTAGAGAAAAAATCAATCAGCAGTTCATCATCTGCAACCCACTTCATTCCTTTGGCGGTCAGCTCTGCATCTGTCATAATGTGAAAAATGCACCTTTCCCCGACCGTCTTTTTAAAATCTGATATAATATCAATCGCTTGTTTTAGAACATATCTTGAACTTTTACCGATATGGTCGCCGATTGTCGGTATAAACGCTTTCTGCGCCTCATACACAAAATGTGGTGTACCGTAAACGTGCAGTGAATCCGCACCGTTCATATTTCGTGTTGTTCGGCTGATTTCGTATATATGACCGTTTACGCTAACCAACATATTTTGACTGATTAGGCGTGCTTTTTCATCATACGGATAATCAAATTCCAAACTACCCGTATCATTTAATATCCTTGTTTCCTTGATGTTGTATGCGCAGTTCAGCACCTCGCCTGTTTCAAAACTGTCTGTATATCTGTCGTGCAATCGCATAAATGTTATCTGTCCCATTTGTATATATCCTCCGTTTCTGTATTCCACACATACTGTGGATAAAATGAAAATTCGACCGTTGCCGTCGTGGATAAATTTATTGTATTCGCACCTGCGTCCAGTTCAAAAAAACTGCCCTTGATTTTTTTCATAATACTGTTGCCGTTTACGTCTGTTACCGACTGTTTGTCGCAGTCAATAACGCAGTTTTCCGACACCGTAATACTGATACCGTTACAGGTTATCGTTGTAGGTTTTGTGACGCTTGTAACACGCAAAACAGGTCTGACAGGGCGGTCACCTGTGTTATGTATTGTACTGTCGCCTGCCGTTGTAATCGTGTAATATTCATTCGGTCCGATTGGTATTTCATCATCTAATTTAATGCTTGGGTTATCCAAAATCGGACCGTCAAAAATATCAAATACCAACGCCGCCCACGTCTGCACTTTGAATGACACCGAAATGACGGCTTTGTGGCCGTAGTTTTCGGGTTTATAATCTATTGTTTCAATAACCGACGCATTCCATTTGACATTGGGTGTGTCGTCAAATATCAATTCACCGCGTCCCATTAACCACGTTGTGATTTTTGTGATTTTGCTGTTCAGTTCAGACATATCCGCCGCCGATATTTGCAAATTCATTTTAAACACACGGTTTTTATAAAATTCACGGTTGTACGCATTTGCCGTTGAAAAATCATATTCACCGTCTATATACGGGCTGTCATATGTCTGTATTTTCATTTCCGGTTTAATCGGACGTGACTGTGTTTGTACAGTCACTCCGAAATCGTTTGAATGTTTGTTTTTAAAATAAAATCCGTTTCGCATTTTCTACCTCCGCACATTATACATAGCTACCCAAAACAGCGCTGTCAGTCGTATTGATTGTGATTTTACTGTTGTTGTTATAGTTCTGCTGTTCAATCTTAATGCCCTTAATAGCCTCTATAATCTCACCCAAAGTCTTGGTTATCTTGTCATTACCGCCGCTGACTTCCTGTGTTATATCCGCCACAATACCCGTCACATCTATACTGTCAATGTTGGTTGCAATGGACTTGATGAAATCAGCCTTGCTGTTTTCCAATGCGTCATACTCCGCCTCCAGTTTTTCAATAGTGGCATTGTTTTTGACTTGCAACTGATACAATTCCTCGTCACGTTGCAGTTGTTTCATCTGCTCTTGCAGTTCTTTGTACTTCTGCTGTCCTCTGTCTGTTACTGCATTTGCGTAAATATCCAACTGCGCCTGTGTTTCGGACATATCAGCCTTGCGGTCCTCTACCGTCCAACTGTCCTGTAGGGCCTGTTCCTGTGCAGAAAATTCATCACGCAGTTTGTTGATGTAGTCCTGCTGTTGCTGTAGCATATCTTCAAACGATTCGCCCGTTTGGTCGAACATATCGTGATTTAGTTCAGTCATATTTTCGTTGTATTCTTTGCGGCTGATTAACCCCAAATCATAGTATTCCTGTGTATACTGCTGAATACGTTTTAAACCGGCGATATATTCTTCATCAGTCATACCGTAATACTTGCGTTGTTCTTCCAACCAGTTCTTTGACTGCTCCACACGCTCCGAATACATATCCGAACCTAATTCACTTTGGTACTTGTCGAACTCGTCCTGTGTCAACTCGCCGTTCGCCAATTCCTCACGGTGCCTGTCCATAACGCGGTTGTACGCGTCAAGCGGACTGTCGCCGTTATCTTGCCAGTCGTTAAAATATGTATGCTCGCTGATGTAGTTTTTTGATATGTCGTACTCTTTCTCAATTTGTTCTTTACGCTTGTCCAAATACTCCTCATTCAGCTTGTTTTTTGCCTCTACATATTCTTTGTGGCTGATTATACCCTGTGCGTACATTTGTTCGGTGTACGTCTGTATTCTGCCGATACCTGCGATATAATCGGCGGCACTCATACCGTTGTATTTTTCTTGGTGTTCCAACCAATCGCGACTGTATTCGGTCATATTCTCGTATAACGTTGAACCTATACTTGACATTTCTGTCGTATAGTCCTCCCACGTCATACGTCCTGCCTCGACTTCCGCCATATTGCGGTCACGAATACGGGTAAATGCGTCGATAGGATTATCACCGTTGTCGTCCCAGTCATTCAGTGCCGCACGTTCTTCAATATACGACTTTGACAGGTTGTTTAACTCCTGCGTGCGTTTCTGTGTCAGACTGAAAATTTGTTCCTCTATGTCGGCAATATCCTTGTCGTTCGACTTGAATTTCTCTTGAAATTCTAACCACTTTTCAAGTTCTTGTGCGGTCGTTACGGCGTGCGTTTTTGTGTAATGCGTCCAATCGTCCTTTGCCGATGTAAACGCATCCGAATTGTCTTTTCCTGTTGCGTAATGCGGTATACCCATACCGTTCATTATCGCCTTGGTTTGTGACGCTGTGTACACCTTTGCACCCTTTGACAACGGCAATACTACGTCCTTGCCCTGCGGTATAAACGCACGTCCTTTGTCAACGATTAATTCTCGTGGGTCAGATATACCCTTTTCGTCATTAACCATTGCCAAACCGCCCTCAAAGTTTTGTGTACCTTTGGCTTTTTTGGCTTTTTTTACGAACATTCCCGTACTGCCAAACTTGGCCGCCGGAACATTTTGATTACTCAATCCACCAACTTGAACCGTCTGAACGGTCAGTGTTACTGTTTTATCTTTTACGGTATCTAAATTAGCCTTTGCACTCTCAACGCCTGCTGATGTGTTATCTTGTGCTGTGATTTCTGTATCGTGTGTTGTAGGAATCAGATTTATTTTGCCTGTGGTTAAATCAATAACGCCGATAGCCTCGCCGTTTTCGGCAATTAGTTTCGCCGTTCCGGTTGTACCGTCATATTCGGCTATTTTGTATTCTGTATTATCTATTGTTGCGATGGCGGGTGTTCCGTCTGCTGTAAATATGACCTCACACTGTTTGCCGTCAAGTTGTTTTGTCTTTTTCTCGACATTATCAACACCGTCTGTGTTGCCCTCTGTGTCAACAGTTACAAGAAACTTTTTGCCCTCCAGTTGTCGAACTTTGGCGGTCAAATCATCAACTACTTCAAATCCGTCTGCGGTTATCTTGATACGTTTTTCATTCGGTATCAGTCCCATAGCACGCGACATTTCGGTCAACTTGTCCGCTGTCATATCAATACCTTGCTGACTTCCCTCGGACATCATATCCTTTAATATGCCGTTTATATCGCCTTTTTCAACGGCTTGGCGTACGCTGTCAAATCCGTTTTTAATTAACGCAGTACCCTCAACGATTTCCTCTGTCGTCAATCCCATTGTTTGACCTGTTTCATTCATTTTCTGAACTACATCATCAATTTTGCCCCTATTAACTGCATCCTGCATATTCGTACATTCGGTATTTAACAGACTGACACCGACAGCAGTTTCGGCAGAAGACGCACCAAATTCCGTCATTGAACGAATATAGTCGTTAATCACGCCGTTTAATGCTGTACCGTCACCGTTTGCCGCCTGTTTCCACGCTGTAGATAGGTTATCTATACCATTCATAGCCAACGCCGCCGACTGTGCATAGCTGTTCATATCTAATTTACCGACGTCGATAAATTCTTTCATATCCTTTAGGGATTGTTCAATTCCGGCGCCGTCTTGATTTAATGCAGATATTTTAATTAATTCAGTTTCATAGTTTGCCAGTTCTTCTGATACGTCGCGTAGTTCTTTATGAGATTTGTCCAAAGCCTGTACTTGGTCGTAATACTTTTTGGCTTCTGTTGTTGCTACCGAATAATTTGCCGCAATAGACGATAACACGCCTTGCGCATTCTTCATTGATTGGTCTGTTGTGCCGTTTTCGTATGCGTGTCCGGAAACTTCTTTATAAATTTCTTGTGCTTTTTTGTAGCCCTCCGCCGCAGTTATTTCATTTTTTGAAATTTTTGCAGTTATGTCACTAACTTTTGATTTAGCCTCTGAATACTTCGTCTGTAATGCTAATTCTTTGTTATAGTTATCTTCCGCGATTTGGCGGTCCTCTTTGTATTTTGCGTCTTTATTTATTAGATTTGATAGTTCTGAACGTTGCTTATTGATATTAGACTGCAATTCATTTTTAGACAGTTTGGTTACTTGTTCAACAGCGTCGTCCAAATTAGAATTATCGGAATTGATTACAAGATTATATTCTTGCGATAGCATTTCCTTTATTTCTTCTAACTTGCTTTTTGCATTGTCAACTTGTTCTTGACTGCTTTCGGGGCTTTCAATAACCATTTTCAGCGACTTTATTTGTCCTTGAATATCATTCAAGGATTTGTATTTTTCAAGGCTTTCCTTGACTTTCTCGTTGCCCTCTGACAGCCCCTCACTCCATCTGTATTGTGATTGATACCACTTATCATATGCAACCTTTCCGCCTATCGCCGCCGTAGCAATACCGGCAACAGCTAATGCGGCAGGACCTGCCGCCGCACCGATACTTGTCAATGTCGGTGCAAACTTCGCCAATGCTCCGCCTGCTGAAAATGCCTTTTTGATGTTGCCGACTGCCTCAACAATTCCGCCAACACCTTTGATTGCTCCGGCACTGACTTTTGAAATAGCACCTATCGCAATAACTGTCGCACCCGTATTAACAACAGCACGTTTTTGCTCGTCGTCCATTTGCGACAATCCTTTTGCAAAATCAGCTACTGTGGTGCTTGCGTCTTGTATTGACGGCAACATTGTTTCGCCGATACTTCTCGCCGCTTCAATAATATTGTTTTTTGTGTTCGCCAATTTTGATGCGGTCGTTTCATTCTTTGCGTTAAATTCTTCTTGTAGTGCCGTATTTTCTTGGTATGCGGTGTTTGAACGATTGACACTCTCGGTTACTAAATCATAACCGTTGACTAATGCCATCATAGCCTGTATATCCTGTGTATTGTTTATGCCTAAATCATCTAACGCAACAGTTAGGTTCTCGGCAGACTGCAAGCCTTTTAATAGTCCGTTAAATGCACCGGAGCTGTCAGTATTCCACTGCTCTTTAAATTCTTCCGCACTCTTACCGCTGTACTTTGCGAATTTCGTCAAACCCTCTCCGCCGCTTGCAACGGCTGTTTCTATGGACAGCCACGTACGACCTATCGCACTACCGCCCATTTGTGCCTCAATTCCCAATGAGGACAATGCGGCAGAATAACCCAACACGTCCGCCGCTGACATTCGTACAGATGAACCGTATTTACCCATACGCAATGCCATTTCCGCGATTTCCGATTCTGTTGTCGCACTGTGGTTACCCAAATCAACGATTGCACTGCCGATATTACGGATTTCGTTTTGACCGACACCCATAACATTCTGAAAACGTGCCAGTGTTGCGGCACCCTCTTCGCCGACAAGGTTTGTTGCTGAACCCATTTGTGCCATTACTTCCGTAAAGTCGACGATATTTTCTTGGGATATGCCTAACTGACCGCCCGCCGCCGCAAGTTCGTTTAGTTCAGTCGTTGTTTGTGGTATCGCGCCTCTGCCGTCAATACCTGTTGTTGACAAATCAATAATGCCTTGCTTTATTTTGGCTAACTGTTCCGGTGTAGCGTCAACCGTCTTTTTAACTCCGGCAAAACTATCCTCAAAATCTATCGCAAACTTGGCACTCGCAACACCGCCCGCGGCAAGTGCAGTCGCCGCATACTGTAACGGTTTAGTTACAGTATCTATACCCTCACCGACTTCTTTCCACCGCTTACCTGTATTCTGTAGGTTCTGCGCCTCATCTGCACGTTCAGCGGCTTTTAAGCCTTTCTCGTATTCCTCGTATTGCTCCGTTGCTTTTTTGACGGTTGCTTGTGCGTCGGTATATGCCTTTTTACTTCCTGACAATGCCGCCTCTTGCGTACGAATAGAATCGGATATACTTTGACTTTGCTTTGTGTATGCCTCAATCTCGGTATTTACCCAATTCAATGCCTTTTGATTGTCTTTGTATGCAACACTGTTTTTGTCAAGACTTTTGTTCGCCTCTGTAAGCAACCGTTTTTCATTTGAACGCAAAGAAATTTGTTTGTCTAATTCCGTTTTCTGTGCTTTCAGTGCCGTAACATTTTTATTTACAGACTTGACGTTATCCTCATACGCTTTTTTTGTATTCGTCAATGCCGTACGACTTGTTTGCAAGGTAGTTTGTGCGTCCTGCATTTGCTTTTTATATGCCGTAAGACCTTTTGTACTCGTATTATTATTTTTGCTTTGCGTCTGCTCCAATTTTGACAATTCGCTTTCAACACTGCTAATTGTCGCCTCTAAGTCGGACGCGTCACCTCTTATTCTTACTATTAATTCCGCCGCGTCAGCCACTACAAATCACCTCACTACATTCCATAAAACATTTTTAAATACGGGTCATTTCCCGTATATTCTTCTTCCTCGTCCTCGATTATAACTGCAAGTAATAATCTTGGGTCTTGTTTTGCCAAATCATTCGGCAATATACCGTGATATTTCAGCATTGTCCCGTATAAATCGCTTAATCTTCCTTTTCGGTTGCCTGCTCCGGCAGGCTTTCCTCGTTTTTTCCCGTAAAATCGTCCATAAACCACTTCATAACTTCACGACACATTCTCATTTTTGCTGAAACAGCCGTGTCCAAAATATCTTGTGTCGCCTCTGTACCCTCAAACAGATAGTCAACGGCATCTGCACATACCGACGTAGCCGTTACTTTTTCCCCCTCTGCAACGTCCATATATTCTTTTTCAACCAACGTTGCCGCACCGAAACACCACGGTTTTGATACATACTTCTTTTTGTTGTGTACAAATGTTAATACTCTTTGCATTGTTACTCGCTCCTCTCTATACGAAAAAAGCACGCCTTTCGGCGTGCCTTGTCTTAAAGTGCTTTCTTCACCGGATAGTAGTTCATATCCTTAAACCAGTTTTCCTCAAGTTCTGTCTTTGTGACACCTTCCGGCAAATCGCTTTCGTCAAAGTATGCGTAATAGTTGTTGTCAAAATCACGTTGTACGGCTGTGTATGTAGCCTTTGCAGTTTGCTTTTCAGGCGCACCGCTTGACGCTTTTGTTTTACCGCCGACATTTGACGCAAAGCTGTACGAACCCTTGTAATATCTCACATAACGGTATGAGCCGTCAGATTTCATAATTCTCCACGCAACACCGAAATAAACGGTTTTTGTATCGTTGCCAACCTCAACAACACCGTCTTTTTGTGTCAGCCCACGCCACATTGAATCAACTTCCGGTGGAATATCGGCATTTGTGATGTCATGACCTAATTTTTCAATGTAGTTTGATGTTTCATATGCGCCGTTATCGGCGTCAAAAACATCACTGCCGCCTGCGTCTGTCGGTGCAATTTCGACTGTACCTCTTAAATTGTACGGATCACCATATGTTGTACCCTCTGATGTGTCTGTTAAAACTGCGAAAAATGTGTACTTGTCCACACCTATTGTAGGTAGTGGTTTTCTTTTTTTTGTATTTGCCATAAATCAATCATTCCTTTCTACTACTTTCGTAAATCTCATTGTCCTATGTTTTATACTCTTGTCGTCGGGATTGGGTACGTCCATTGTCATTTCGTGATAATATTCGTTATCAGTCAACAATTTATATACCCTCTCCGACAATTCAAAACACGTTTGCGGATAATCGGCGTAAATATCAATCTGAACAGTCGTATCATTCGTAACGACCGTATTGTCATATGACATTGAGCCTTTGTCCGTTAGCGTGTAATATGCTATTGCGGGCAATTTATTAAAATTATCGGGATATGCAAAACATACACTTACACCGTCTATTTGCTTTAAAATATCCCGTAATTCCAAACCAATATCAAACACCGTACCCCTCCCTAAATTTCATAATTATTTCACTTATATTATTTTTCAGTGCAGGTACGAGGAACGGCTGTGGTGCTTGCCCCGACGTTGTGTAAAATCGACCGCCACTGTAATACGTCCAGTGTCTTTTTGACGTATGCGAAACAGATTTGTCGCCCTTTGAGCCTGTGCCGAATTCAACATAAATGCCGTAATCGGCAGTCGGACCGATTGCAACACTGTCACCGTCCACTTGGCTTACGATACTGCCCTTTAAACGTCCTGTTGCAACAGGACAGTTTGCCACTGCGTGTGCTCTTACAACCTCACCGGCAAGGGCAAGACCTTTTTGTATCTTATCGCCCGACGCATACTGTGTCAGCTTATCAACAACGTTGTCTATCCCCTCGATTGAAAAATTCATTTTAACCGGCTCCTCTCAAGCATTGCTACCAAACCGCTGTCCCATTTCTGCACATATGTTATATCATATATGTCGCCGTCATATTCAACCCTGTTACCGACCTTTACATCGTCTGACATATCGCAGAACATACGCATTTGACATTCTATATCCAAACCGTATTGCTCTCTTGCTCTGCCACCGCTGTACGGTTGTACATCGGCTTTGATTTCGGACAATACAGTCTTTTCGGTTTTACCTGTATAGTCGTCAATTTCATATTCTGCGATTATAACAGTTTTATCGTAAAAATCACTGAATACTGATGTCACTCGGAACACGCCCCTTTCGTTTACGGAACGGGTCAAGGCGTTTATAATAGTTGCTGAAAATCTTGTCATTGTCGGTTTCGGCATATGTGACGGAACGTTCGCCCTCACTTATGCTCTTGACTATTTCGGGACTTTTACTGTCCCCGTAACCTTTCGCCCTGTACATATCCGCCGCAATCTTCGGAACAAGGCTTTCAAGCTGACGAGGCAGTACATCAATATGGCAATACGCCATAATCATATTAACCGTGTCCTCAAGCAAAAAGGACAACAAGCTGTCTTGCTCGTCGTCCTTAATTCCCAACAACATTTTTAGTGTCCCCAACTGTTCCATATTATTCACCGCTTACAACATCGGCACTGCCCGACTTTCTCGCCTTGCCGTCTGCGGTAACTTCCGCAACTGTAATCTTGTGACCGTTTGTCGCAGTGATTTCGTCACCGTTGTTAAACTCTGTCCACTTCGACAAATCGTCGTCATACGCAACACTTGGAGCGGTGCTTGCGGCAGTCTTGTAAACCAACTTGTGACCGCCGATAGGCTTTGGCGATACCGTAATAACAGTGTTACCTGTTGTGCCTGCAACCGATTCAACTGTCAATTCGCCGAGTGTCGGAACACCGTTCTTAAATGCGGCAAATGCGTCGTCCTTAACCACAAGGAAACCTAAACGCATAGTAGCCTTGATTGCAACCATATCTTGCTCGGCAAGTGATAGCGGTTTACCGTCACTGTCAAGAGTGCCTTGTAGTGTAGCCTCTGTAAGAATTTCGTAATTGATACCTGCACGCATACCGACAACGGCATATTTAAAATTACCTGTGATAATATCGGCACGTTTATTGTCCCACGCACCGTTACGTACAAATTCGATAGGCTGACCGTACAGCTCACCGCCTGTTGTACCGTTGACATATGCAGGTGCGCCGTTTGCGTCACGCAATTTTCTCAGCATATTCTTAACGCCGATACGTCCGACAAAACCCGATGGGTCATAGCCGTTTTCTTCGACCATTGACATAGCGTCAGACATAGCAATATCAATGTTTGAGTTGTCCGTAACGACCATATGCTTACCTTCGATAGCACCCATAATGTTTGTCTTGAACGGCGAATTTGTACCGAAAATGCACGCCGCGTCAATAGCTCTGTAGAATGCCTCTGCGATTTCCGGCTTTAGTTCTTCAAATACGCTGATAGTCGTATCTTCCAGCTTCTCTTTTGTTACCGGAATAATAACGGCTAACTTCTTCGCCTCGATTTCAGGGTGAATCCAAGTAGCACCGCTTGTTTTAATTCTCTCACCCTCACCGACCCAGTAAGCACCCGGACCGTCTGTAAGTACGTTAAACTTCTTTTTCTCGTGTTTCATTTCCTCGACTTTCGCCATTCTTAAAACACTTGAACCCCTTGTCACCATTTTGATGATTTCTGTTGCTTGTTCGACAGGCACAAAACCTGTCAATTCATTTTTTAAATAACCCATTTATTTCACTCCTATCTTTGATTTTCTCTGATTATGTCCATAAAACTGCCTGTGTTGTGACCGCCACTGCCACCGTTTAAATCCGGTGTTTTACCCTTTAAACGCTCGGTAACACCTGCTTGTACATCTTTGTCATAGCTTTCTTTTATCTTGTCAATAACCGCCTTTGTGCTATCCTTGTCCTCTGCTACAATGTGCTTCGCAATCTCGGCAGACAATCCGGCTTTGGCAAGTTCCGTTTCGGCATATGCAACGATTTTTTCACGTTCAAACTCTGCCTTTGCTTTTTCAAATTCTTCTCGTTCCTTGTCGTCGTCCTCTTTTTTTCTTTGCTCGTTTGTCAACTTGGCTTTTCTCATGCCCTCTTCTTCGGCTTTTTTTAATTTTTCTTCAACTTCCTTTTCCCACTTCTCTTTTGCCGCCGCTACTGCGTCATCAATCGCCTTTTGATTGTCGCCGTTATTCGGTGCGGGAGGCTCCGGAGGTGTCGGAGGTGTCGGAGGTGTCGGAGGTGTTGGCTCCGTTGTTTTTGTTGGATTTGGTGTTGGCTCTGCCATTCAAATCATTCCTTTCTGAAAAAAATTGTATAAAAATAAGACGTATAACCCCACGTCTTACAGGGAGATAATCGGATCACCATTCCTTTCTTCTATGTGTATGTTGTGCCTATGCTCACACTATCACCACCTTTCAGTGTATCAAAAAAGCACGTCCGAAAACGTGCTTTTTTTCTAAAATTCTATGATATTCCAAAATTAAAGTTTGATTTTATAAGCTGTATTATAGACTTATCATTGCCAACATATTTTTCAACTCCTAATAAATCCAACGCCGCACACGCATAAGCTGAAATATTAGCACAAAACTCAAACTCATCTTTTGATTTCAATTCTTTTAGCCTGTTATTTATATGGTCCAAATTTATTTCATGTTTCACAATCGACACAATAGAAAAAATAATACCCAAATTATTATCCGAATTAAGATATTTTTCAATTACAGATATATCACCTCGCATAATTGCATCTTTAGCCGATTCCGAAGAATTCTTCAATTCTTTTAATTTCGTCATTCAAATTCTCCTCCAATCTTTTTGCAATATCCAGTCTACCCAATTTCAATGCTAAATTTATTTCGATAGAATATGCCTTATCTTCTCTGCGTTTTCTTTCATCTATGTTCGTATATAAAACCCTTACTGCATCCCAACCATTGTCTTTTGCATCCTTTACATGTTGGAATTCATGTAGCCACGCACTATAACTTGCATCAGGCGTTATACTCAAAGTACCCGGACTTCCATCTACTAAAGCTCCATAACCTAATGAATGTGATTCATTTATTTCAACGCCCCAAGATTTTAATGTACTTAATATATCCTCTAATTCTTTTGGATTTGATTCATATGCACTTCCGGTTACTTCATACATCGGGTCACTTTTTGAATTAAATCTATCTACCTTTATTATACCACGTTTTTCACTATTTGCAACATATTTTAACGCATTTTTCTGTTCGTCCGACAAACTGTTTTTCCATTCGTCAAACGTCATACTTCCGTCAACCTTGTAATTTTCGCCAGTGAGCGGATCGCGTGCAATACGACTTGTCAAATTCACGTCTGCCATAATCGTAACGCACCGACAACGTGGGTGTATTGGTGGATAATTTTCGCCCTCAACGGCTTTATCCGTATCAAACACGCTACCGTCAAGACTTCCGCACCTGTCACACGTCAATTCTGACAGTGCCGCAACAAAACGATACTGTTTTATACCGATTTCCTCATATGCCATTCTCTGACCTTGGTTCATAAAATGCGCCGTTTCACTTCGCACAAGCGTTTCGGCTGATGTTCGTATTCCACCCGGTGCAGTATCTTTGACGTAATCAATCAGCTTGTCGGTCATACGGCTTACACTGTGACCGCTGATTATACCGTCCTCAATCGTCTGTCCGACTGCTTGTATAAATCTGTCGTTATGTATCCAAACTCTCTCGCTGTAGTTGTGACCGTGCCACGGCTCACTTAACACTTTATTAACCGCCTTTTGCGGTACAAGTGAAGAATCAATACCGCAGTTTAAACCTTGTGCGGTATCAAAAATATTCGTATAATACGCCGTCTTTACCGCACTGTCATACAGTTTCTTTTGCTCCTTTATAGCCTCGTTTGCAACGTGCCTAAAGTAAATATATACATTACGTTTCAGTCCCTCTAATCGGCTAATTCTCGCACCATATGCCTGTGCATTTATGCGGTTTAGAATTTCCTTTTTGACTGTCTTGTCGTCTGTTTCGTCGTACAGTTCAAGCAGTTCTTCGTACTGTTTGTCGCTGTCGGCTATGCTCATCAGCCGACGTGCCTCTTTTTCGGGTATTTCAGTTGAAATATAGGCTTTAAACGTTTTCTCAATGTCATTGTTTACATTCTTGATTGCTCGCTCATATGCCTTGATTACACCGTCCTTAACGTTGTCCGCTTGCGATTGTAAATATGTTTCAACTTCAACGGCACGTTTTATCCAATATGCCTTACTCTTCATTGTAGTTTACTTTCCTTGCCGAACTTTCAGCGATACGCATATCCTCGGCGGACTTTTCCGCTTGCTCTCTGCGTGCGATTTCAACTTCTTCCTTTGCGTCTGTGATGAATGGCAAACGCTCTAAAAGTGTTTCATCTGACGCAAGACCTTTGAGGTAATTAATCATCTGTGCTATTTCAAGTTCGTTTGCAGGCAAGTTATACGTAAATCCGATATCAACTCTGTGCGACGGCACTTCTTTCATTGCGTTTAATGTCACGAGAAAATTGTTGTAAATCTCTAAACGTTTTCTCAATGTCTTAGCGAAATTACGCTCTTTGTTCTTGACGTGCTGTTCAAATCCCAACAGCTTGTACTTTATCGCCACACCCGACAAGTTGTTGCCGAAACTTTCGTCCGACAAATCAGGAACGTGTGACAAACGGTGTATATCGTCCTTGATGTCGTCACGCAACACCTTTGTATCAGCCTCGTTCAGCACCTTTGACAGATACTCCGCCTTTGCGTCACCGTCACCCATTAAGATACGTTCTACCAATAATTTTTTTGCCTGTTCGGTGTCAAGGTCGCAGTTACACAAAAACAACAGCGAATTAACGAATTGTTCCTTGTCGTTTATTCGGTCTGACATCAACACATTGTATGCGTCAATCTGTGTTATAAGCTGTTCAAAATCGCCCTGCATTTCCGTATTATTTCTGTATTCGATAATAGGTACATCAAAAAAGTAATGCGGTTCAACATTTTGCAATGACAATGCCGTATAGCTGTCAAGACCTGTGTATGTATATATAAACGACTCATCATACACACGACAAATACTGCCTGTGCAGTAGCCGTCAAGGTCGTATTTCTTGTAGTAATACACCGCAAACAACGGCTTTTCAAATGCCGACTGTGAGTAACATACAAATGTATGCTCCGGGTCCAATCGGACACTTCTCGGCTTGCTCTTTTCGTCCGCATAAATCAGTTCATATGCTTTGCCGTAAATGCTCATATTCTTTACGATTTCACTGTCAACACTCGGCATATCCTGTTCCAAATATTCGTTTTTGATTGCCTCAATATCGTATTCGTCCGATACTGCGTATGTTACAGGATTGCCGACAAGATAACTCTGTGTCATATCCGTTATGTACTTTGCGTGATTACACATTATGCGGTTGTTTGCCACGTTTTTGCCTCTTTTTCTGCGGCTTAAAATGCGGTGGTCGCCCATATAGTAATCGTGCAATAATCGGTATCTCTGTCGCTCTCGCTCGTGCCGTTCAATCAATTTCGTTATGATAAACGGTGTCACACCGCCTGCGACTATATCTTCATCAATTATCATATTCCGTACTCCTCTCTTGAATAGATTTTAGCTTTCTTATCCTTGCGCCAACTCTCAACGCCGTACCTCAACGCCGCCATTGCGTCATCAAATACATTGACAGGCTCGTCCGTATATTCGCCCGACTTTTCATCAACTCGCCAACGCCATTGCTGTATCTCTTTTATCACGTTCACGCACGACGGGTGAATGTGTATCTTTCTGCCTTTCAGCCAGTCAATTTGTGATTGTATGCTGTTCGGATTTTTAACAACCGCCTTTGCCCTGTAGCCCGCCTTTCGCCACATTTTTATACGGTCCGGCTCTGCACTGTCGCACCACATTGCAAGACTTTTGCTGAACTTCCCGTCAGCTTTTTGGATAATCTCTGTTGTGTCCATTTCGTGTACATACAGTTCATTACAAACGTAAATATCGCCGTCCTTATAACCTAACGTCAATATGGCATTGGCGTGATTAAATCCGAAGTCCTGTCCTATTGCCATAGCGTCAAAACGGCTCATATCTGTATCAAATTCTTCAATGCGATAGTTCGAGAATATCAATCCGCCTGTTTCGCCCCATTCGCCCAAGCCGTAAATCCTGTAGCCCTCAGGGTCAACTTCTTTACGACGTAGCATACGTTGTCGATACGCCTCATCACAAAATCGGTTTGTTAAATATGTGCTTTGATGTGTCAGAACATTGTCGTCCTGTATATCGAAAAACACTTTCTTTATCCAATGGCTTGATGATACCGGATTGAATGTCAATTTTATTTGATAAAAAAGACCGTCCGGAAGTTCGCCTCTCAGACGGTCGTCAATTATTTCAAAATCCTGTTGCACAAGCTCCGTAGCCTCTTCAATCCATACGTCGGTCAACTTACCGTTCGCAAAGGTGATTGATTTCAGCTTTTCGCGTTGCTTGTTATCATTTACACCACGAAATATAATCTTGTTGCCGTTTATACAGGTGAACGACAACGGACTTTGCGTAACTCGCCACGCTCTGCCTACGCCCATACGGTTTATAGCTGATTCAAGCTCGGCAAATGTACTGTCACGGTTTGTTATATCGGACTTTCTCACACATACAAGATTACGTCCCTTGTCACGCATTAAACGGAGTATGTATAACTGTGCAGTATCGACGCTCTTGCCACTTCCGGCACTGCCTTTCATTACAACATAACGTTTCTTACACTGATGTACAGGTTTGAATATCGGATTGAACGGTACTGTTATTTTGTTCATTCGTCCTCACCGCCGTAATCAATTTTAATGCTGTAGTCCATATCACCGTCAACGTTTAATTTGTCTGTGAACAATGCGTAGTATTTACCCAACATTTCCGCCGCTTTGTTTACGTCAGACACCTTTGTCGGTATTTCAACACATATCGGTAGCTCCGCCTCGTCAGTGACTTTCTTGCCCTTGTCGTCATAGTGTGATTTACGTGCTTTGCACGTCACTACAACAGTTTCTAACTTCTCACGTCGCATAACGGCGGTTAACGTCTTTAACACCTCGTCTTGCTTGGCGATAAGAGCGTCCTCTTTCTCTTTCAGTCGTTTTTGAATATATTCCTGAATTTCAGGTTTCTTCAAGTTTTCATTTCCAATCGAATACGCCGTCTTTTCCGAATATCCTGCTCTTAACGCCGCTTGCGTTGCATTCAAATCAATCAAATATTCCTCACAAAACAACTTTTGCTTTTCAGTCACTCTTATCACCTCACTTTCACATTTTCTGTTTGATTACATCGTATAACCGTTTTTTATCATTGCACGTTTAAACGCTTTGCGTTTATGTCGACACTCGCACCAATTTTTATTATCCTCGTTCCATTTGCGTATGAACTTCTTACGTTCTCGTTCATATCTTCTATTGCGTAAATATGCTTTTATTCTTTCAAACATTGTTTTATCCTTTCCACCGCTTATATATCACTTATATCTATTTTTCCACTCATCAGTTCCGGCAACAGTGCGTCCCGAAGTTCCGCTAAATATCTGTTTTCTTCAAGATTTAGATAATATATGTGTTGTTTCCACGTGTTAAATATCATCATAAGAATACTTGATATATTTTCTTTGCTGTTGTTTGAAAATGTTATTTCATTTTTATTTTTGGTTGTTTTGAAATAATCATTTTTTACAATCTTTTCACCGCATATTTTTTCTGTCAATTTTGAGAAATCATTATTTGTACCGTTGTCCTGCTTGAACAGTTCAATGTCAAATCCTAAAGACTTGGCGATTGTTTCGTTTATTGTTAGTTTACAAGTATTTTTTTCAGTTATAATTCTGTTAATATCCGCAACTATTTCGTTGTACGGTCTATGTGCATTTTCTATATTCTCAAACTCTATGTATCGGCTTGGCACCAATACATAATTATTGTTTTTTATTTCTTCAATGCTTACTGCCTTGCAGTAACCCGCTATATTTCCGTACTGTTCAATTTGTATTAATACATCTTGTATCTGACTTTCGGATATAATCTTGACCTCTTTTGCGTATGTCCTGTTAGTGTGACTTTTGCCGCCAAACTGTCCGTTTTGCATTCGTTGTTCCGTTTCATACCTCTGTCGCAGGTCAATCATTTCTATCGTTGAATGTTTTTTATTTTTGTTAAATGTTATAATACACGTTGGTATTGACGTAACTTCAAACATTTTATCAGGACATACAATTATACTTTCTATGAAATTCATTTCAACTAAATACTGTCTTATTTGCTTTTCCTTTTGATTGTCAGTGCTTAACACGCCATTCGGCAATATAAAACTTGCCTTGCCATTAATTTCATCTAACGCAGTCAATATAAACGCATAATTCGCATTACTTTCCGGCGGTACTTCGCACTGTGAAAATCTATTCTGTAATTGTGCAAATACCGGCTGTTCCCATTTCATATTGTACGGCGGATTTGATATACAACAATCAGCTTTAAATTCACTCTTATCTACTTCTTTAACCGTTGCAAATCTATCACCCTTTTGCGTCCTGTATGTTTTGAAATTTTCATCTGACAATACATCACAATGGATAACTTCGGCGTCAATATTTCTAATTGCCAAATTAAACAACAAAAACGGAATAACACGACTATCATATTCTTTGCATATAAATTTTAAATCGTTATTCTCGTTCCATTTTTGGATTGTCAATGCTCCACTTCCCGCACACAAATCTAAACAAATTTTTTCATCTTTGGTTTTTGATAACTCTGCAACCGCTACCGCAAGGCTTTTCGGTGTGTAGTCTTGCATTTTTTCCTTGCGGTCGGCAAAATAATATTGAAATATCATTTGCATATAATCTATTGTTAAATCAGGACATATTAAAATCCAATCTTCACATAGCTTTCGACAATTTTCGGCATTTAACAATGTTGATTTTAATTCATCAACAACATCTTCAATTTTTTCTATGCTGAAAACGTTCTTGAATTTTTCAACTAATTGCAATAGCTCCATAATTATGTCCCTTTCTTTATCCAAAAATAAAAACAGACTGCATATGATTAACACATACAATCTGTTTAATCTAATATCCCTATTCCCACCAATCACACGAGATATTCACCCATCATCTCACGATGATACACTACCTTTTTTACGAAAATAACGAGCGGTAAGATATAGAACACAAAATATTGCACTGTATATATGTTTTGCATTATTTTTTGTTTTGCCCATTATTTTTCACTATATCCATTATACCACTTGACTTTTTCCCAAAGTGCAATTTTTAAAAATAATTTAATTTTTTTGCTAATTTATATGTAAATTCCGAACGATAATACTGCCACGTCCTTTTACACGGTGCAGTATCCTTATTTCGTTTGCTACGATAAAGGCAAAACTCACTATAGTCAAGAAACGCTTTGTATGCGTTGAACGGCTTACCTGTGTATGTCTTTGAATACTTTGCTTGCAATTCAAAAATGACCTGTTCTATCGCCTTAATCTGCCCGTCTATGGTACACAGTACAAGTGCTTTTTGTTCTGTCGGGTTGCCTATATTATTTCCTTTCGGTAAACCGTCAGCAGGAGCGGGACTGCCATATAACAACCGTTCACGCTGTTCTTTTAAATTCGGATAATTCTCCAACAAATATTTCATTTGCATATATATATTGTGGTTCATGTAATGTGAATTGTTTCGCTTTGGTTGATATTCTTTTGGCAATCTCGCTACCTCCTTATCATTTCTTGTCCGATACATACTCCGGACACTTCTCAATTTTGTACGAATCGTACGTCTTGCGGTGTACTTTTTCAGCCGTCCAACACTCAACAGGCTGAAAGCAACTGCTCCACGAACACTCACCGCAAGCTTTCTGACACGTCCAACATAATTGTTCTTTAACCATTCTGCACCTCATCTAATCTCTGAACATACTCGGTGAAATACCATAGCAGTTCATCTTTGAATACTTCAATAGCTTCTTCGGCTTTTTCTTTGGTGGCGAAATGTATTGTATTAGGTAATCGCATAATATAATAATAGTCTGCGTACAATTTTTCAGCACCATAACTATACGCAACAAACCACTTCTTTTTACTTTCATCGTTCCAATCTTTTTCTGAAATAGACTTGTCGTTTAACGCCTGCCACTGTCTTAAACAACGCAATAACCTATCAGCTCTTGCATTGTTCTCAGCAATGGTTTTATCGCTGTAATAATTGCCTACATCATAACGATTTTGGTCAAATAGGACGGTATTCTCATTTTCTATTACTAAATCTATAGTATTGACAAAATAATACTTCTTATTGTTACATTCTTCTCTTCTCTCATATCCTGTTTTAGGCTTATCCTCAACCAATCCCAATATTTTAGCCTGTTCTTCTGTCATTTCAACCTGAACGGTTTTACCGTTCGCTTTTAATTCTACTTTCATTACTTTTCCTCCGTTTATTTTTCTTGAAATTCCTTTAATCCGCCCTCTAAATATTTAATCCCATCTTTCCAATGCTCAATTAGCATTTCTTCGATTTGTTGCTTTGCGTCATCTATACTCTCCGTAATCCACTCTCTCACTGCTCTTTCTTTTCGTTCATGTGGACAACTATTTGCACAACCCCCTTTGAAATGTTCACAATCTTCATCACAATCTGGCACATATTCCAAAAAATCAAATTTACGCCATACCAATAATTTAACTAACTCGTCATCCGTCATTTGCCTTATATAGTCAGCTCTTGTCATGCCTTTCCTCCTTACTCCGTTGCGATAAAAAGTATACTCTCTTTTGGAATTATCGCCAGTGTTACATCATTTTCGTTTGTATGTTCTTGAAAAACCGCAAAAACATCCATGAATTTCACATGATTACATCGACAATCAAAATCCATGCACCTATCATTTACATTCAAAACGGCATAAAAATTTTCATTTTTATTTTTCGTCTTTAGTCCTTCGTATTCTTTGATGTTTTGTCTTTTTTGAGCGTTCCCAATTTTGTCGTATTGTTTAAGCAAAAGTGCCGAAACTTCATTTGTTACACCCGAATACCCCTCATTGTCTATTATTCCTAAATCATAGGCTAAATGTAATGCTCCATAAATCTCGCCTTCATGAAAATTAAGATTATTTGTATCCATTGCGTTTTTCAACTGTTTTTCAAAAAAATGATACGTTTTTTTAATATGCTTTTTCTCTTAATCCACTTTATCAAATTCATTCTTGTTCCTCCAATTCAATCACCTTAAATATTTCACTTTGCTGTTTAGCACCGTCATTTTTATCAATAATACCCTGTTTTATTGCAGTATATAAATCAGCTAATCGTGCTATGATGAAACATTCCCCGCAATTAAATTCACCACTGTTATACATATCGTCATAGCATTTTGCAAACTTTTCACCGTCTGTTACACATATATCCGACAATTCGTTTGCTTTAGCTTTCAGCCTATTTCTTGTAGCTTTATCAATCATCATTCAGCACTTCCTCAATGAACTTTTTAAATCCGTCAAATTCAGACGGTCTAAGGACTGTGACCGCCCCGCCGGAAGTTAATATTTTATCTAAATGGCTACGTTGCAACGGTGCCAACTTACCGTGTTCGGCTTTAATCTCAACACCGATAAATTTACCATTTGCACATACAAGCAAATCGGGAACGCCCGCTCTTGTACCTCCGCAACCATAATATTTAACCACATAACAGCCTTTACTTCTAAGCCATTGCTTAACTCGGTTTTCAAAATTCTTTTCCTCTGCCATCAGCCAAATTCCTTTCTGAATAATTCGTCTGTATAATCTTTTCGCATTAACAGACACTCATATATCTTTTCTTCCACGCTCTTACGGCACATCATTATGTGATAATAGCATTGTTTTTCTTGACCGATACGGCATATTCTCGCTTTTGATTGCTCAAACAGTTCCGAACGTTCCGGCAGAGAAAAATATATAATTCTGTTCGCCTTTTGCAAATTTAATCCCATAGCTCCGGCTTGATATTGTATCAATGTAACCGAATTATCATTATTTTCATATGCCTTTAGATTCTTAGCTTGTCCGTTTACTATGCTTATTGGTCTATCGAATAACACTTTTCTTAATGCTTCAAGTTCGGTATTGAAATTGTAGAATATAATAACCCTGTCAGATGTAGAATTAACTAAATCAATTAATCGCGATATTTTGTCTTTGCTATATGCACTGCATAACATTCTTGCATACAGTCTTTTTGACAATGTACTGTCGCCTGTCAATTCCTTATCGTCTATCTTGATTACTCGGTCTTTCATAAACTTTTTATAGTCTGATGAAACAGTCGAATATTCCTTGATAAACTTCTTTTCAGGTAACTTAATAACTTCTTCTGCCTTAGCAAATACCGCTCCGTATTCCTTTAGTTTTGCCTTTAATTCGCTTACATTCTTGTATCCTGTAACTACTCTGAACATTGGACCGCCGTAACTTCGCAATTCCGTTTTTATGTATCGGTTATAATATGCCGTTTTGGTAATCTTCCAACCTAACAAGCGTAATTGCGAATACAGGAACTCATACTTGCCGTCTGTCGGTGTACCGGATAACAATATTGTGTGTGACGGTTTCAACGATAATATGAACTTCGTACGTTTTGCAGTTTCATTTTTTATCATTGAACTTTCATCTAACATCATAGTGAAATCCTTTAGTTTCCTTAGTTCTTCACGTCTGTAAGCCAATTCATAATTTATGATACCGATACATTTATATATCGGATACGTTATAAACGTCTGCATATCCTTTTTGTTCGTCAAATCAAACACTGCATAATCCGTATAATGCTCTTTAAAATGCTCACACCAGTCTTTGATTTTAGACTTCTGACAAACGACTATATTTACACGTTCGCCGTATAATCGTAATCGTTCACTGCCTATAAACGTCTTACCTAATCCCATATCATAGTAAAATGCCGAATTATCTTTATCACTCGTCAATGCAAGTGCTTTTTCTTGATAATCAAATAATTTCATTGCTTAACTCCTTATATATGCCCTACCGCCCTAATTTTTAAAATTTAATGTAGGACACTTTTTAAACCGCATTATTACGTTATTTTCACGTTATCGCCCTACCGCCCTACACGTTTTTTGCATTTTTTATTTTTTTGAAAATATA